GCTGCAGGTGCAGCAGGCACTGTCATATCCTGGAATGCCTGGCTTAACTGGTTTGCAGCAATTGTTGCTTCATTTATTTCATTTCTTGCACTCTGGATTGGTGAGGTGTCAATATCCCCTGCCATCTGCTGGTCTAAATTCTCCATTGCAGAAACAGCAAGGTTTACTGAATTTATAATCCCCATTATTACACTGGTAAAATTATCCTGGAGTTCTATGCCTGTCTGTATTGAAGCCACGCCTGCCTCACCTGCCTTTCCGTTTTGCTCCCCGCTCTGCTTTCTTCCTTTCTTTCTCTTCTGTTTTTACCCTTATCTGGATGGCGGCAATTATAAAGGCTTTCTCGTTTTCTTCCATGCCATCCCATTCAGAAGGCCTTATATGTAATTTATGGAGGGCATAATACGCATAATTGGCATCCGCATCATCCCCCTCAATCAGTTTTTTGCCTTTTTTACCCTGTCTTCCAATGTAGTGCTGAACCCCTGGAACTCCTGAAGCCACACGCATAAATCCTGGTATTCGCCTGGGTCATCCACAAGTGCATATACAAGGTCTTCTGGCTTCTTTACACCATATGAATCCTGCAGGCCTGCATCATACAGGTCTGGTACAACAGTACTTTTTACAACCAGTTTTACAAGATATGCACCTGTATTAAATTTTGCCCTGTACAGGTTAGGCTTGCCCTGCACTGGAACATCCTTTGTACACTCTTCACGCAGTTCATCATTTTCCTTTGATGTGATATGCCTGAACTCCCATTCAAGAGGCTTCCCGTTTTCATCCTGGAGAGTAACTGTAGGTGCATACTTCCTATTTTTCTTTACCGTCTTGTTTTCTTTTAAAAACCTGCTTAAAGCTGACATAATAATTTACCCCTTCCTGTATTTAAAATATCTGTTTTTATTCACCTGCAAGGAAACCTGGCAGGTCTTTGAATGTTTCTGGCATTGAGAAATCCTCAAATGTGAAATCCATATCCTCATCAAGGTACTCCCCGTCTGCGTCAAATTTTGCAAGTATGCTGCTGTCTATGTTGCAGTCAATAAGTATTATTTCCTGCCTCCCTGCCCTGCTCCCCGGGTCATCATTGACAATCTGCATGTCAAAATAAACATCACGCCCTGTGTTTTTGTACTGGAGCATCATCTGGCGGAAAATAGAAGTATTGTAGTGGAAGGTTGCTGAACCAGTACCTTCCCATCCTGCTGATTTGTTTCCTTTGCCAGTTTTTCCAAGTATAGGTACTTTTGTTTTATTCTTGGTTACTTTTGCTTCTACGTTGATTGCCTGCATAAAGTTATAACGTCTGCCATCAATAGTAACATAACATTCTGCTTCTGCTGCAAACACTGTGTCGCCTGCAAAAAGCACTGCATTTTCCCTTACTGTTGACATTGTCCTGCCTCCTCTTTATGAAATTGTGACTGTCATATACATCTTTGACATGGCATTTACTACTGTAATAGCATTTTCTACAACTACTGCTTTCTTGGTACTGCCCTGCGAAACCGTGATATCTGTTTCACTGAAATTTTCAATAGCACGCAGTGTTTGTAATTCCTGCCTTATTTTTACAAGGTCTGCCCACAGTGCAGTCCTTCCTGCTGCATCATTTGGCACCCTGCCAAGGTACTTTGTGTTAAACAGGACTGCATCATCATTGGCAAGCTGGTCAATCACCCTTACAGTCTGGTTATCTTTAAAAACATCCCCACAGGTATCTGTTACTGACACCATTGTATTAATGTCGTCAAGCACACGTATGCTGCCATTGACAGAGTGGAAAACGAACCCACCAGATTTAATTGCTGCTGTAAGCTCTGACTGCGTAAAACCAGCATCAATGGTGTATTCCCCGTCATATGTCCTGTTCTGGCATGAAGCATTTACTTTGCATCCTGCGAGTGCACCAGCTGTCCAGTACACAGCATACGCCTCACAAGGGTAAACATTGCTTCCGTCCTCCCCTTTATATACGCCATCTGTACATTTGTTCTTTACACTTACAACACCCATATAATCTGCCTTGTTATAGTTGTAAAGCACAAGCTGGAATTTAATCCCCATCTCATCACGCAGGCGCTTGTTAAATGAAATAAACAGTTTCTTAGTGATATCATCTGTTGTAACAATACCCATTATGTTATAAACATAAGATTCAATTTTATCTAAATATTCCTGCCATGAACTGCCTGACACTTCACCATTGGTACCGCCTGACATTGCTGCCCCTGAAACTGCTTCAAGCACCAGGCCTGGCTTAAACCTGGCATAAGCATTTGCATTTAATTCTTCTGGTGATGAAACTGTCTGCATATCAACCTTTTCAGTGCCAAGGTATGTAGTTACATCCCATTTTGACGGGTCATCAACATTTGCCTGTATGCTGGTTTTTATGTCATTGCCACGCACACCACTGTACAGGGCTTCTGCATAACTGTTGGATGCCTTTTTACCGCCACTGTTTAAACGGTAAGCATAAAGGGTATTTGCATTAATGAACAGGTCACGGAGCCCTTTCATTTTGTCATGTGTATATGGATACCCGAAAATCTCCTGTGTATTTTTCTGGAAATCTTCATTTGTAACAGTGAATACTTCACTGTCTGCTCCCCAGTCCAGCTCAAGCGGCATTGTCACATAACCCCTGTCTGAAAGTGAAGCTGTTGCCGCTGCCGCAGAAACAAAGTTCACATAAGTACCTGGAAGGACTTTGTTCTGTGCAATATAAGTGCCCCCGCCTAAAGCCATTAAACCACCTTCCCTTCCATATATCCTGCAATGGCTGCATCTGCTTCCTGTATTGTATATCCCTTCCCGTCATCCAGGAGTGCATTTACCAGGTCACGCCTTGCTGCATACCTTGCGGAACCTGCCAGCTGTTCTTTTGAAAACTTTTTACCGCTGTCTGCTGTACTTACACCTTCCTGTGCCGCTGTACTGTCTGCTGTTGTCTTTACTGCCATCCTTACCACCTTCCTTTAATTTTTGTACTGGTACCCAGGCTTTCCATATATGTAACGGTTTCTGTGCTGCGTATATAGAAACTGTAGTCTGCAAAATAATTTAAAATACCATCTGTTACCTGGTAATTCATGCCCTGCCCGTGAAGCAGCTGGCCAGATGCCTTAATAATTTCCAGGCACCTGTCCATCCTTTCTGCCACATTATGGCACTCTTCTGCCAGGCAGTCTTTTGATTCTGGGAAATACTGTATAACAAAACTGCTGTTTATTTTATATCGTTTCCCTGGACATTTACTGCTTGAAGATTTAATACAGGAAATAAAAAAACAGGGTTCTTTAAGTCCCTGTTTTATTGTTTCCATATGGTTTTCATAGCCAAACTCTTCATACAATGCATTGCTTATACCTGTTATCACATCAATATTTATTCCCAATCCTGCCCACAATCCTTTCTGGGATGGCATCAGGTTATGTACTCTCCCCAAACACGCTTCCCAAAAATTCTTTTACCCTCTGTTCCAATATCTTTGGCGCACTTTCCTGTATTTCTTTTTCAGAAATAGTCATCATAAACTGCCCCTGTACCCAGCCTTTTTTAAGACGCCTGTTTATAGCAGGCACATACCTTCCAGGTGTCTGCCTGTGGCCGAATTCAACATAGCTCGCATATGGGGTGCTGTTTGTTATTATTACTTTATACATGCTGCCTGATTTTGTAACCTCCAGGCTGGCAATGGAAGTCCATCCTCTTCTCAAAGTCCCGCCTTCCTTATCAGACATTACAAGGAATTTCTGCTCCCCGTCATCTACAAGGTCATATGTCTCACTGTAATCACCCACTGGCGTCCTTAATATTACTTTCCTTAAAAGCCTCTGTGCCAGTTCCTTTGTACAGCTTTCTATAAATTTATCCACGCTGCTGCCATCCTTTAGCTTGTTTAAGCTTTCTTGGAACTTTTTCAGTGAGCCCATCCTTAAATTCCCTGCCATTATGTCCACCCCTTAAAAAGCTGCAGTGCAATCTCCTGGTGTGACGCATAGGCCGCAGGCACACCACTTGAAACATAAGCATACTCCCTGTCTCCCCTGTAAACTGTTATTTTAGAACCCTCTTTAATAACAATACCAGGGGAAAGGAACAGTTTTACAGACTGTACTGTTTCTTCTGCTGCCCCTTCCTGCTGTGTACTCTGAACTGTCTTAAATGACAGCCTGCATGGCTGGCTATCAAGCACCACCACATCTTTCCAGGATATAAGTTTTGTAACAGGGTCCATTTCTTTCCTGCGTTCTGACACTATACAGCTGTCTGTATATGTACTTTCTATAGCTTTCCTTAAAGCATCCTGTATCATTTAAACACCAGCTTCCTGTACCTTTTAAGGGCTGCCTCATAATCCTTGAGGATACTGCTTCCATAACCATCCGCCGCACTTCCAAAAGAAGTGCTTGTATCACCGACTTTTATTGATGACACATGTGAGGCTTCTTCCTGTTTCCCATACTGTTCATTCCTGTAAATATCTGCTGCCATACGGGCAGCTGTCCCTGCAAGCCCTTCTGGCATTTTATCCAGGTGGCAGTAATTTAAGATGGTTTCTCTTGCTGCATCAGCAGCAAACTCCACAAGGGCATCCTCCTTGCAGCTGGTACCAGTATCCAGCCCGAGAAGTGTTTTTATCTTTTTTACTTCTGCTGCAGTTGCCATAACCCCTCCTGTCCCTGCCTGCATGTCTGTTATTTTTACTCAGGCTCCAAGTTTATGTTTAATTACAACTATACGGAGCTGTTTTGGCTCATACACTGGCTTCCAGTTCTTTGGGTCTGCAAGTTCACTCCTTAATGGTGTCTCCACATGCTCCCTTACTGCACCTGTATATGCAATACCTCTTGGATGCAGGATAAACGCCCTGCGGTTAATC